ATAAAGTTTGTTTGTTTTACCCCGTATAATCTTTCATAATCTTTTAAGTAAGCAGGAAAATTAAATTGTTGTGCACCTGTTATAGTGCTGTTAAAGTTCCTGAGTGCGTCTCCTAAAGCTTTTGTACCTTCATCAACATTGTTAACAAAACCTTTAAACACTACACCTACATCTAACGGACCATCACCTATTAAATTAGCTAAATCATTTGCTAGATTAGTTACTCCTGTACCTTGATCATTTGATAATGTATCAAATAATAATTGTAAGTTTGTATAAAATGCCGGTACTACAACTTGTAATTCTCTTAATGTTAAGACTGGCACACCTTTTCGCGCACGTGTATTACTTTTAGTTTTAGTCCATCTAAAGTCTTTTGCCACATTTATATCTCCAATTTTACCTAATGGAGCTGGAATACGAGCAGCAGTAGCTGAAAACTGACCTTGATTGTATGCTTTTTGAACAGGTTCGATACCCGATGCCGCGGAGCTAGCGCCTCCAACATTAGGGCATGTTGGTTCAATAAATTTGAACAAATAGTTTGAAACTGCTTTATGTATACCGATCATCGTTTAATTATTTAATTGTCTTTACCACTGTACTTATCAGATTGAGGTGCTGGTTCTTGTGTTATATTAATTGTAGGTCCTCCAACCATCTGAATAGCTGGGCCTTGAGCTTTATCAGCTCCTTGATAGTATGGGTTAGATGGATCATTAAATTCGTTTCTTAATCTTGATAGTTGATTGATTTCATTTTGATCTAATTCTTCCCCAGCATTAAATTTCCGCGTTAAATCTAACATTTCTTGATGTTCCGCTTTTTTGAAATTCATTTCATTTTGCCGTTTGATCTCCTCTTTCTGTTTGGCCTTTTCTGGGTTGAGAACTTTATCTCCACCTAGCATGTTATAGATATCTGCGTGCATCCTAGCTATCATACTATACGGTAATTTTTGCAAATCAGCTTTAGTAATTGGTTCTTCAGTATTAGATGTCCATTTTACTATATCATTTATTTTATTATTTTTAATCTCTACTGCTTTTTTCCATTGTTCATACTCCTTTAACTCGGCAGCTGTTGGTTGCTTGGTACGTTTTCCTCCTCGCCCATACTTCCGAGGTTTTGGTTTAGTCATTTTTTTATCAGCAAGATCAGTTTTATAATCTCCTGCAGCCCATTCAGCTAGATTTTCCCCCATCATAGCACTAAAGTATGCTGGACTGCTTATTGCTGTTATTGCTTTCCAAGCTGGACTACTTTCATCGAACTGCTTTCTATATCTTTCTAGTTTTTCTCCACCACCAGAAGACATTATATCGATTGCATCAGAAACAGTAAGTCCTGCTTCAAGTAATATCCCTATAGGGCCGAGAGCTTTTGACATACCTCGTAAACCTGCTTTTACACCTGCTTTAGCTGCCTTACCAGTTTTTTTAGCCGCCTCAACTACCGTCTGAGTCTTTGAAACTCTTGGAACTGATTTCTTCACTGTCCCGTCGGCTGATAATTTTTTAGGTCGTTGCTTTATAGCATCGTCAATATTTTGCGTACCACCTCTTGTTTCGACCATTCGCCCTTGAGAAGATTTAGTACTTTTCCATTTTCCATCTTTCGACTTTACTTCTACGTCCCCTGTTGTAGGGTTCTTTCGATACTCCAATGGTTTCGGTGGTGTTTTTGGTTTAGGTGTCTTAGCTTTTGGTTTAGCTGTAGTAGAGGGCTTAGCTGTTGGAGTAGTAGGGGGTTTTTTAGGGAAAAATCTATTCTTTAATTGATTAAGTTTGTATGCTCCATAAACACCCGCAGGTCCAAAAAATCTTGGATCAGTAACTATATCTCCCAATTGCCCAAAAATCTTATCAAGGCCTTTGGTAATAGTATCTCCTAATACACCTGTTAACCCTAATAATGCTGGTAGTACATAACCGTCAATACCTGAAGCTATAGTACTAGCAGGAGCCTTAATCGTCTTTTTTAATAACTCTTTTCGTTCTTGGTTTTTATAACCTTTTTTTAAATTTTTATCTGCATCTACTGTAGTACCAGATAATCTCTTTTTTCCACCTTTATCAGCATCTTTAGTTGTACCTGTTAGTTTTTCTTTTTTAGTAGACTTCTTTGACTTCTTTGGCGTGTCTTTTTTTACAAGGCTATCGATTTTTTTTATTAATAGGCTCGTCTCAGTTAATTGATCTTTAGAATTATCTTGAATTTGCTGCAGAGCTGCTAAGCTATCCTTACGATATTCATTCGAAGGGTCTTTTGATGTTATACCTAGATAGTTCCAGTTAGTCTGGGACTGATGGCCCTGGGTTTGTTCATCGTTCGGCATATGTAATTATTTAATTACAAATCAATAAAGAACGAAAAATCTGCTTCTAATGTTCTGAGGTCAGTTATCTTATCTAAGGTAGAATTTACACTATCTGAAAGCTTTTGTAAGGCTGGTAAGTTAAATAACAGATATATTTGATATAATTCTTCTACCGTAATATCAGTTGTTTTGTGCTCAACACTATTAAAGGTAATAGATTCTACAAACCTAAAATTATCAAAAAATGATAAATCAATATTATCTCTTTCTTCCTTAGTAAGGAGATATTCTAACAATAAATTTTCTGTTGCTACACTTGGTTGTTGTAACTTTATAGTAACGTCGACATCATTTATTAATACAGTATTAGTATTATCAAAATTTATATTTTCAAATTCAGGTGTGTTATCTTCTTTTACTTCACTAAACTCTTGTACCCATTTGTTTAATATAAACAGCTTATCAAGATATTTTATCTCTGGATAAATACTTAATAGATAGTTATTAATAAATTGTATATATTTCAGACCTAGATTTATAGGGTCGCTATCATCATCAAAATGCGCAAGTAAACTTCGTTGAAAATCTACATTCAATCTTTGTATAGACACATCTTTACCGCTTGGTAAAGTAGTTTCCATAACGCACAATTTCTTAAAATTATTGAGAAGCTCGCTCATCTTTAGTCATTTTGTTCATTACCTTTACATAATCTTTGTATTGATTATATGTAATGTCATTAAAATCTGCTCTTGTAAAATTAAAGTTTTTTATAAGGAATACTTGGTCTCTTAATAATGCTTCATAGCTGTAAACAAAAGCAAAGTATATTATATTAATAATTATCTGTTGATTGTATATAAATCTACTATTATAATTTTCATTTATATAGTAAACGTATGTATCATTTAGTTTCTGTATAAATGGGGAGGTGTGTTTTTTAATTTTGCGTATAAATGAAAGTGGTATATGTTTATAATCCTTTTCAGTTATCTTTTCTCCGTCTATTTCTTTTAAAAACGAACCTGTATTATAGTTATCCATATCTGGATATCCTATTGTTACATTATGTCCGTCAACAATATGAGTAGAAATAGAATCAGTAGGGAGATTTTTGAGGAAGTTTTCTTTATATATGATAAGCTCTCTATCTTTATAATTTAGATTAATAGAGTCAGTTTCTGTAATATACTTTAAAGATTTGACTTTGTTAAGAAATTTAATTAACCCTTTTTCATTTATTTTATTTTGTACGTACTGTAATAATTCGTCGTACATTTTATTTGTATGAAGAAAAGATATTTGAATTAAATCATTATAACTTATCATGTATATGGAGTAATTACATCGTAACGTGAAAATCTCCATGTTACAGTAACTGATCCAATATCTATATCACCATTATATTCTGCGACATTTGCTGTCTTTATGTTATATGGTATACAATCTTTGTACTTATAAATTTTACGTACAACAGGGCTATCATCTCCCGGATTACCGAATAGAATAGAACTAAAAGAAGACTTACGAGTTGAAACTTGTTGTTTAGAAATGAAGTATACATCTACATCTGTCGTTAATACAGGGTTCTCCATGTTACCATACACACTATACATTTGAATCCATGGTCTAAATAAACCGTCGATTATACTAATGTTAGTTTCTTGAAATTGTATATCTAGATCATTATCAGGATATTCTTTTTCATCCATAAACGGACCAACAGGTAGAAAACCAGGAGCTCCTCCTGCTTTACGATTACCTACTCTATTAGTTTCGCTTGTTAAGTTTACTCCTGTGGAGAGAAACATATACCCATCAAAGAATTTTTTGAATACTTCTTTATTCTTATTGAGACCAATATTGTTATTATACGGTCTAATACCTAGCTCCTTTATACTATCTTCAGTAACAGCAGCAGGGTAATTCTTTATATTTACAAGGAAATAATTAGTAGCTGCAGGAAATGTAGCGAAGTCCTGTAATAATTCAAAGAATGACTGTCTCAGATTTTTCGCATCCGAGGATTGTAGTGCGACATCCATTTGAATTATTTAGGTTCAACCTCCTATCGCAGCACCAGCTAACTTACCAATAGCATTAACTGCCGCGTTGAGCTCATTGTCTCTCCTAAAGAACTGATATGCTAATGTGATAGTAACTGTTGCAACTTCTCCATCACCAGACATAGAGTAACTAATGTTACCGCAATCTGTTGGAAAAACTCCGCGTAATTTGTAAGTGCGGATTGGCTCAAGTTTAGTATCTAATTGAACCAATGTGATAGTACTATTATCATGTAACAAACCATCTCCTACAGACGTTTCATCGTTAAACGTTTCTGTAATCCAATTTTCCATTGCAATGCGTGTTTGTGTTGTTGCATCGCAATAAAAATCGATTGTAAACGCGTCACTGTCTGTATAAGAGACTGTACCAGGGATACGGAAAGTAAAACCATTGTAAGGGACTTCTTTCGTGGCGATCGTTTTACCAGGCAGAGTAGCGGCAGTTGCATAGACTAAATCGTCTTCTGTAAAAACCGGTACTCCCTTGTTAGAGACATCTAATACACGAAATTGGAAATCACGTGCAAAGTCTCTAGTTTGAGCTACTTTGTAAAAGTCCTTAATAGTTTGTTTTATATCTGCCATGATGTTATAATTATTTAATGTTTCTATCTATTATTGGCCTGCTATCTCTTCAAAATTAACATCAGTGTTCACTGCGTAGAAGTTAACTAATATAAATTCTGCAGCACGTACTGGCTTCAAGTAGATATCTACTCTCAACTCATTTTGATCAATAACACTACCAGGGTTATTCCTATCATCACAAACAATAAGGTAATCATAAACACCTTCTGTTTGTTTTGCGTTTTCAAATATAGGTGTTAAAGTATTAACAACCTTATTTCTCGTTAAGAATGTATTTGGTTCAAATACGAAATACTTCAATGTTTGTCTTGTTCTCTTCTCGAGATCCAAGAACGTACGACGTACATTAACTCTGTCAAATGCAGTTGGTTTCTTCTGTAAGGTCTTTTGACCAAATACAATTGTACCTTCTGCAGGGAATTGAGTAATTGGATTGATTGCAATTCTGTACAATTGATCTCTTTGACGTTGTGTTGGGTTTAACGCAATATCGTTAATACCTGTTACAACCCCTCTATTGAAACCAGCTGGTGCATACCAAGGAGCAAAATTAGCATCTGTATGAGCATACATTTTAGCAGCTACACCAGAGAATGGAATCCATACTTGCTTACCGCTAACACCATCATAAACTTTAGCCCAGTTAGCATACACAGTAGCAAAGTTACTATTAGTATTACCGAACTGATGGCGTAACGGCCAATAAACGTGTTTGCTAAAGAACTTATTCTTATCATCAAGCACCTTCTGATCAGCACCTTGAACCAACAATGGTCTGAAAACATCAGCGATAAATATATGATCTTTTCTTGTTTGACGAGCAAATGTTTCAAACCTATTGAAAATAGTTGTATAATTATCTCTATAAGTTCTAGTAGTTGAATCAGTTATGTTTTCGTTTGTAGTAAAGAAACCATCAACGTTTACATATGCTGTATCATCAAATGTATTGTCACTTGCTGCTGTAGCAATTGAATGTACAGTACCTAATCCAGCTTCGATCGCTACATCAATATTAAACAAATCAACATTAGAAGCAATGTTAAATATTCTATCTAACTTATCTGGAATACTACCGATATTTTTATCTTTAGCGGTGTTGTTTTTATTCTTAAAAGTACCTAGCGGATATAATCCTTGTGTATAAGAACCGAATTGATTTCGAATCGCTGATGTGCCCGCATCGTCAATAAACCCTTGAGCAATAGCTGCATGGTTAGCAGAAACACCTGTATGTGTTGCAACTGTCCTAACAAACTTCGTTGGTGCTTCACCAGTAGTTGATTGCCAGTCTCCAGCATGTTTACTAAGATATGGGTTAACAAGTACTTTGATATTAGGAGAATTATCTTCTACATCACCAATAAAGAATGATGTTTTATTACCACCATTTTCACTTTGTACTGTTCTGTATTCATTTAATGATCCAGTATATCCTTCTGCTAAGAAGTTGGTTAATTCAACATCGCTGTTTGCAAACGGAGTATTACGTATTTTAAATACACCAATATTAATTGTATCAATAAACGCAGCACCGTCAATATCAAATTTACTTAATTTTTCTAATGAATGACTAACAGTGTCTTTATTTTGATCGTTTGCTGTTGAACCAGCACTTAATGTAAAGCCTAAACGCGATGTAGGTATTGTTGCAAAATCTCCAGGACCATGTGAGTTAGATTTAGCAGCCTCCCTACCATCCCAAGCCGTTGTTACTGTGTATGCCTCACCGACTGCAGTAAATGGTGTTGCTTCATTAACGTTAACATTATCTGTCACACCTACGTAATAACCTTCATAGTCGTTATTAATGGTTGTACCGCCAGTATTGAGAACAATCATACCAGCGCGTTGGTAACTATCGCCAGTACCTCCAGATGCAGCCCTGACTGCTGAATTAAGATAACCAGTATTTGACCAGGAAATATTTTCACTTAAAATATTCTCATACTCAGTTTCGGTAAGTTCGAGTAACGACGGACTACCAATCAAATAATATCCTGCTCCACTTAATCCTTGCGCTGCAGCTGTATAACCGTCACTAGCATTATCGTTTGTAAAAATCTCACCACGAATAATTGTTTCTGCGGACAGTGTACCTAACTCTCGTGCTTGCTCTTCGACTAAACTAAAATTAACTGTAACAGGAGTAGCTTCGTCATCATCTAGGAAACTTCCAGATAATGTTCTATAAATTGTTCTATCGTTACTATCTTTCGACACAACCTCAATATAATGGCTATCACTACCACTAGCGCCGGCTGCAAAAGAAGATTTCCATGCAGCTGTCCGTGGATCAGTCATGTTTAACGTAATAGATCCGTAGCCGTCATTGATTGTATTTACTGCAGAGAAACTCGCTGTATTAAGAGGAGCAACAGGGTATACTAAAGCTGATCTATTCTTGCCTTCCTCTCCTGTGGAAGTACCATATGGTAATCTAGAGACATAAACATTGGCGTCGCTGTTAAAGACTTGGCGAGCAGAATGATAAAAATATCTCTCAGCGGCTGTGGTTGGTTTTCCGTAAATCTCTTCGAATTCAGAAAAGCTGCCTACATTAAAAATTTCATCTGTAGGTCCTTGATTAGAGAAACCAGCGATAAATACACTTGTACCTACAGGGCCTGCAGCGCGCTGTGTCAAATCTATTTCTCTAATTTCTACACCAGGTGATTGGATTGTTCTTCTACTCATAGTTAACCTTTAAAATTATTTATTGTATCTCAGCCCAATAAATTAGTTGATTTCGCAAAATAGACACTATAATATAAATATATGAAAGGTATAATTCTAGCTGGTGGTACTGGGTCACGAGTTTACCCATCAACTAAAGTTGTGTCAAAACAACTTCTTCCTGTTTATGATAAGCCTACAATTTATTATCCGCTTTCTACTTTAATAAAACTAGGGATAAAAGATGTAATGATTATCACGAACGGTGCAGCATATCCGCATCTACTTTCTTTGTTTAAACAAGAAGACGGAAAGAGTAAGCCATATCTTGGAATTAATTTTACTTTCAAAATTCAATCAGCTCCAAAAGGTATTGCAGAGGCTCTTATTATAGCTGAAGAGTGGCAAGGAGATGATGATGTATGTCTAATTCTAGGAGATAATATTTTTACAGGTATAGAACCTTTTAATTGGTCAAAAGATTGTGGAGCGCATGTTGTGGGTTATAGAGTATCTAATCCTTGTGACTACGGGGTAATAGAGACAAATGATGTAGATGGACGTAAAGCTGTCAAATCTATAGAAGAAAAGCCCATGGATCCAAAAAGTAATATTGCAGCGACTGGAATTTATTTTTATGATAAGACCGCTGGAGAAAGAGCTAGAAATCTTACACCATCTGCTAGAGGGGAATTAGAAATTACCGACCTAAATAAAAGTTATTTAAGCGATAACTTGTTGTGCTACAGTGAGTTAGATAGTAACTACGCTTGGTTTGACACTGGTAATCCAGATGATTTATTTGCAGCTTCTATGTATGTAAAGTCTATTCAAGATAGAACTCAAACTATGATTGGTTGTATAGAAGGAGAATCTTACAAGCAAGGGTTTATTACAGAAGAGGAATTTCTCATAATAAAAGACAAAATGCCTCAGTGTAGTTATAAGACAAATATGGTAATGAGTTATTGTTTTGATTAAATATTTCTATGAACCGGAGACAGTTTATAGGGTCGTTAGGTTTAACATTTGCGTTACCTCAATTAGAAGTTTTTGGTAGTACTACAACAGATATAAAAAGATTAGCAGTAGTATACGTTCCCAATGGTATAAACATGAGCCATTGGACGCCAAATGGCTATGGAGACATTATTGATATACCTAATACGTTATCTCCTCTTCAAGACCACTTAAAAGAAACTCAAGTTATTTCTGGTTTAACTCATGATAAAGCCAGAGCAAACGGTGATGGAGCTGGTGATCATGCTCGAGCAGCTTCTACTTTTTTAACAGGTAAGCAAGCTCATAAACATGAATCTAAAATTAGATCCGGGAAGTCTGTAGATCAGCATATAGCAGACAAATATAACGGTGTTACAAGATTTGATAGTTTACAAATCACGGGTAGTAAATCTCGTTTAGTAGGTAAATGTGATTCAGGGTATAGTTGCGCTTATCAGTATAACCTATCTTGGAAGAATGCGCAGCAACCAATGGCAGCAATGCATGACCCTCAAGATATTTTTAATAGACTCTTTAATGTAAAGACTTTAGAACAGAAACAATTAGCGCAGAAAAAATCTATACTTGATTTTGTTTTAGAAGAGAGCAAAACCCTTGAAGGGAAATTACCTGCATCAGATAAAGTTAAGTTAGATGAATATATGTATGCTGTGAGAGAAGTTGAAAAAGATTTACAGAACAGAGAGCGATTTAAACTCGATAAAGATTTTGAGTTTGATTTTGAAGTTAATAAGAAGTCAGATAAAATAAGACTATTATATAAGCTCATGCATTTAGCATTCTTAAATGACACAACTAGAGTTGCTACATTCTTAACACAGCATGACGGGTACAACGGTCCTCACAGAGAGATTGGTATATCAGAAGGTCATCATAGTTTATCTCATCATCAAAAAGATCCTAAGAAGTTACATCAACTTGCGATGATAGATTTATATAACGTAAGATTATTTTCTGAATTTATTTCTGACCTTAAAAAAGATAATTTATTAGAAAATACAGATGTAATTTACGGTGGCGGTATATCAGATGGTAATAGACACAATCATGATGAATTACCTGTATTATTGGTTGGTGGAAAAAATAAAGGCAAGCACTTTAGGGTTGAAAAAGAGAAACCAATGTGTGATTTGTTTGTAAGCTTATTACACAAGCATGATATAGATATGCATCACTTTGGTGACTCTACTGGAGAGCTTAACGTAGTTTAAATTAATTTGGATTCAAGTCTAGTAAACGAAAATGTTGCACCGGCAACTATTTCATCTGTATTGTTATAATCCCATTGTATTTGAGATAAAGCTGTAGGAAAAGCTCCTACATAATCCCACTGTATTTTTCTATTTTCATATTCGTCTAAACCGTAAACAGTTAAGTTAGAGGAATAAACAGAAAGTAATTGGGATGGATTACTATATTTTATAATTTCATCTTCATTTACTGTACCTAATTGTACATCATTGATTACGTCTAACCATTTATATATTGCCCAATAATTTGAATATTCGTTGTCTATTTTAAAATTAAAATCAAATTCACTATATGGAGATCTTGTGTGAGAGCTAACTTTTATAGATTGAGCACCATACGGGATAACCTTTTCTGGTACAATAATAGACGGAGTAACGGTACCGGTAATAGATATTTCTAAACTATTAGCATTAATGCGATTAGTGTTTCTATTTATATTATCTGTAATTTCTTTTATACCTTCAGGTAAGTTTAAAACTAAGATAAATTTATCTTGTCTATTTTTATTTAGAGGTGCTTGTTTCATACTTTTGTCCAGCCTTCAGCTTCTAATAATTCTATATCATTTACTTCACCGTCGCCAAAAATATTTATGTCTTCAAAGTAAACTGGCGGGGGACTCCAACTATCATCTATATCTTGATATTTATAATCTTGCAAGAAATTACTGAACTTTTGATCAATATATGCGCCAAGTTCTAGCTTAGCTGGTCGTTGATTACTATCAATATCTAGTACATTGTAATATCGTTGTACAATACTATTTTCTAATATTAATAATGCCCACGTCAAAGCCATTACTCTATCATCTGCATCATACCCGGGTTGAGCGGCCCATGACCCGTTTGGGTAGCGTACAAAGTTTTTAAGTTCTTCAACAGCAAGTTTAGATTTTAATTGTACACATTTTAATTCATTAACCCAATATCTCATATTAGTTATACCTTTGTATTTGGTGTTTGTATGAGCGTATACTCCTAATCTATCAAACTTTACCTGACCAACTTTAGGAGACCAATTTACTATATTTCTGTAATTGTATTGATGGTATAAATTATCTACAACTTGGCTACCGCAATTATTTCTTTCTATTAACACAGGCGGTGTACCCCAGTGATAACATATGTCTCTTACTTTAGTTGTAAACTCAAATGGATTAATTTGATTACTCGCATACTCAGCAACTTGTTTTATATTTTGTAAATCTGTTATATCTAATACTTGTATAACGCTATAGTTTTGCTGGACGCCTTCCGCAACATCAACCCCGATTGTATATAAGTTTTCTTTATTCGGTTCTTCCCAAACACTATAACAACCATCATCAAAGAGATATTCTGGATCCTTTGTCTCACTTGCAAGCTTAGCGTAGAATACTTCATCAATAAACGAATCACCAGTGTCTAAGAACTTACATTCAAACTCTTGCGCAAAGGCCTCTTCACTACCTATCGAACGTATTGTATCTTGCTTCCACGCTTCATCACGACCCGGGATTTCATCCCATAATATTTTTTCTGCTTTCCAGTTACTCTTACCATTGTCTGCATCAGTATATAAATTATAAAAAAGATTATTACTACCGTTTGGGGTAGACGCAACGAATATTTTTGATTTTTTTGAACTTGATATAATAGGATAAACAGACTTCCAAAAGCTATCTACTAAATTATTTGGAATGAACGCAAGCTCGTCTAGAATTAATACATTACAAGAATCACCACGACCAGCATCTGAACTTGTAGTACTAATACCTATACTACTACCGTTTGCTAATTTCATCGATGTTTTACCGTATTCGAGTACCCCAGGTTTAAGATAGTTAGGTAACTTTTCATATGCTGTACGTACGCGAGAAAATATATTAATAGCGGTTTGTTCTTTGTTAGCTACAATTAATATACGTTGGTCATCTTGGAAACACGCTATCCATAGTGCATAAATTGTCATCATTGTAGTTTTACCAGTCTGTCTAGAAGCAAGACAAGCTACAAATCTATTATCTCTCAAACT